CTGGCCTCGCTGAAGAGTGGGGACGGACGACGATGGGTAAGAATGGGAAGGACGCGATAGCGTCCTGGAATCAATACTGGAGTGAGAAGAATGGCAGCAACGGGAACAGCGGTGGCGGGGCAGAAGCTACGCCAGCGTCTACAGCAGAAGGGGCAGGCGATGCCCCCGTCCAAGACCAACCAGTCGGACTCGCCTAGATTCCCCATCCAGGGGCGTACTGGGCCGAACTCGCTGGCGTCGGCTATCAAGGCTGTGGGCCGGGCGCGGCCGAACACGCCGGCCGAGCACAACAAGGTCCGCGCCTACATCAAGCGCGTAGCCAAGAAAAAGGGATGGGGATCGGACATTCCAGACACCTGGACGAAAGGCGGTGGCAAGTGACTCCCCGCTGTGAGCCTGCCCTATTGCGGAATGGCACACATATCCAGATCCTCGATATCGATGAGGACTCCGGATGGCCAATTGCAGAAGTTCCGGGGCTCGGGCTTATCACAGTTGATCCGGTCGAGATTCAGGAGGGGTGGAACGATGACTGAGACCATTGACGCTAACGTCAGCGTCACTCCGGATAATCCGGTTCAGCAGTCGGTACTGTACTTCCCGGCCGGGAATGACGTACAGGTGACTGTACGGTACCCAAATATTTCCAGCGGTACCGGGTCTCAGTCGGAGTTCTACTACAAGGCCGATCGTACGACTTCGGACACAGATCTCTCGACGGTGGTCTTCACTTCCCCGGTCATCGCTGACCCCGACAACGCCGGGGCGACGATGTCTCAGTTCACCATCGATTCGGCGGACAACGCCATGGCCGGGGCATATTGGTGGAGAGTCGACTTCGTTGACTCGACGGGCCTGCGTACGACCGTAGGGTTCGGAACTCTGATAGTGGAGGCTGTGTGATGGGCACTAATCCTCCTGAGCACACCAATATGCCGGCGCAGCTACTGCGGTACTGGACGTCTGGCGCGGGTGCTGCCAAACTCCACTGGGGAGTCCCCGGTGACTTCGACGCTTGCGTCTCGACGCTCTCCAAGTACGTCTCTCCGGGTATGGTCCAGGGGCTCTGCGCTAACATCCATAAGCATGCGACCGGAGGCTGGCCGGGGCACGCTCCGGGCGAAGAGGCGCTCCGGAAAGTCAAGGGCTGAAGGGTCTAGACTTTCGGACGCGGGTAGGCTATAATCGCGGTAGGCACAGGACTGGAGGGGTTCGATGAGCGAGATTGAGGTGAAGACCGGCTCCTTGAGGACTTCGCCTACCCAGGTGAGGACTCGCGGTGCCCGGCCGCCTCGCCTTGCTCCTGTTCCAAGTGCAGATGAAGTTGCTGCCTATGCTGCTACTCAAGTCGTCACTGTCCTGCCTGCTGAAGTAGACCTCAATATTTACCAGGGTGATGACTTCTACCTTGACGTAGCCGTTACGGATGCGGCCAGCAACCCGATCAATGTCACAAATATGGCGCCTATGTCGCAGATTCGGGCGACCCCTGACGGCCCGGCGATTCTTGCTAGCTTTAACATAACTGTTGATGCCACTACCACAAACCTTATACACCTGCATTTGGCGTCCGTGGATTCAAATGGCTTGCCGCCTACCTGTGCCTGGGATCTTCAGCTTTCACAGCCTGACGTAACAACCATAGCCGCTGGCTCGGTGACCGTTACTTTGCAGGTGACGATATGAATCCGCCTCCGGTTCCCGTAGTGACAGTTGTCGCTCCTACAACTCATTTGTCGCCATATCAGGTAAAGGTGACAACTCCTGGCAGGCCGACGGTCACGGTAACACCTCCTTCAGGACCGCCTGGCCCGGTTGGTCCGGTTGGCCCACAGGGGCCACAGGGACCAGTAGGTCCGCAGGGGCCGGTAGGACCACAAGGTCCGATTGGGGCTACGGGCGCGACGGGCGCGACGGGTGCGACTGGCCCAGCCGGGCCAACGGGAGCTGCTGCTCCGATACCGCCGCAGGTTATTGATGTTGGCGATACGCCTGCGTCGTGGTTGTACGGGCAGGGTAGTAGTGGATTTGCGACAACAAGTGCTCAGGGAAAACCTACTCCATCATACTTGGTCCCTGCTGCGGTAGTTGTCTATCGCAATATTGGCGCTCAGGTTCACTACCAGTTTGATTGCTATATACCAACAAGTCTTCTGTGCGACTTCTACTTCGGGTGTAGTTCAACTGGGGCTGGCTATATGGTCCGTGTGGACAGTCGTGCTAGCACAAATTGCGGGATCATCACGACAACTGCCTGGGGAGCTTTTACTTCTGGGTATATGGGCTCATCAGGTCCGGTAACTCCCGGTGTATGGCACACGGTAACAGTCGATATAGGAACAAACCTAGCCACCTTGAAGATTGACGGAGTAACAATTTACAGCGGCAATCTTGGCGGTACTGTTCCTCCAATGGGCAGTTTCATTGGTATGCAGAGTGAAACTGGCGGCTGCTACTTCGACAACATCTGGATTGGCTATGCCGGTCCGGCCGGCAAGCCGGGGGTTCAATGGTACAACGTCGTTACGCAGTATGGAGCGGACCCGACTAACACTGTTGATTCGACGGCGGCGATCAATGCTGCGATCGTTGCGGCGAATGCTACCGGGTATGGCGGAATCGTTTACCTGCCGCCTGGCTGGTATACTATTTCAGCACCAATAAATCTCAACGGTGTGGCCTTTGTTGAGATTCGTGGTGATGGTACAAGTTCCCGGCTTCGCCCAACTGCCGCATTTGCCGGGGCGGCTGCCATTGTTGTTACGGCCGGTGGTCGCAATGCCGTTAATAACCTCCTCATACAGTTTGCTGGAGCGTGGAACACTAACCCAGTTGCTGATGGTATTCAGGTCGTACATTCTACGTATTTCCACTCTTCGAATGTTGAAGTGCTGAGTGCTAATGGTTATGCTATCAATGTTCTAACTGATACTACTGGCGCTAGCTCAATTTGTTTCATAGACAAGCTAGATACGACTAACTGTAAGGGCGGCGTAAACTTCCAAGGCGTGGCTTCGAGTGCTCAGCTATCTGCATCAATTACTGAGAGTTACTTCAATGGCACCGAGTCTAACCCTTGCATTAACATACAAGATGCGCAATACGTCATGGTTGATAAGTGCGAATCTTGGGCCAATCAAGGTGTTGGCATTTCAATATCTGGCGTATGTACCCAGGTAACTATTGACAATTGTAATATGGGGCCGTACTCGGCCAAGACTCAGCCTTGCTTGCTTATTCAAGCTAGCGGAGGCAATAGCCCAACAGATATCTATATTTCAAATTCAGTCTTCCAGGGAGGCAGTTATCCTGGCCAGGTTACGGCGGGCGGCCGGATCTTTATCACGAACTGCGAGTTCATATGGGGACAGTTCCATGGTCTGTCATTCAACGGTTCATTTGGACAGGTTTCTGTTGCCTATTGTGCTTTCTACAACAATGCCGGTACGGCCGGAACCTACTTCGATTTGTACTGTAATATAACTGGCTACATTACCGTCAGTGGATGTATGTTCCTTACTGGTGTCAATGCTGGCGTCGCGGGTGCTGTTACCGCTTCCTGTAATTTCGCCGGTGGTAATTCTATTGTTACCGGATGCGTTGTTTCGGTTAATGCTCCATTTGCTACTAGGCCAACATATGCTGTCAATAACAATAATGATGATACTTCGAATTTCCGGGCTGTGAGGGCTGGAGGTCTCGCCGGTACGACGAGCGCGACGCGGTACGTCGGTGCTTCCGGTGGTGGAAGTGCGCCTGGTGCTGGGACGTTCGCCGTCGGTGACTTTATTGTTGACCCGCAGGGTCAAATTTGGATCTGTACGGTTGCCGGGTCACCTGGTACATGGACTGGTATAGGTAGTTATTCGGCATTTGCTAATGCTAACCCTAACTATACTGTGCCTAATGATAACTTGCCGCATAATGTTGTCGGTGCTGTCGTAACCGTTAACGTTCTTTCCGGCTGGGAAGTCCTTGTTAACTATTCAGCATATGGCTTGATTATGGAGGGCAATGCTGCCGCTCATGCGATCCTGAGCTGTAATCTTTTCCTTGATGGAGCAGCTGTATCTGGTCCAACTGGAGGATTCCTGTGCGGCAGAAACGCTAGTACTGGTTATGGCGCAATGATTTCTAACATATGGAAATTTACAGGGCTGTCGGGTAGCCATACAATCCAGCTTGTCTGTCAATGGAATGGGACGGCTAGCCAGGCTCTTATCCAACAGTCTTCAATTTCCGCTGTTGTTTCTAGACCAACGATGTAGTAAGGGGACGACATGAGCGCTGACGCAGCTGACGCCGGAACGGCGAATGGTGCTGTGCCCGGAACGGGCGAGGGCGATACCGAGGGCCAAGGGCAGCTCGAAGGTGGGGAGCAGGCGCAAGGCCAGGAGGGCGAAACGCCTGACCCGGCTGCCGAACTCGCTCACTGGAAGGAGATGGCGCGGAAACACGAGAAGCGCGCCAAGGAGAATGCCGCAGCGGCGGCAAGGCTAAAGACGATCGATCAGGCCAATATGACGGAGGTCGAAAAGGCTCAGGCAGCTCAGCGCGATGCGGAACGCGAGCGCGACGAGGCACGCGATATGCATGCCAGGATGATGGCTGCCGCGTCCCAGGACCTACCAGTAGAACTCATTGACTTCCTCGGCTCCGGAACGGAAGAGGAAATCAATGAGCGAGCAGAGCTACTCGCCAGCTGCATCGAAGAGACCGCTCAGGCGATAGCGGAACAATTGCTAAATGATAAGATCGCGTCAGGCGAACTTGTCGTCGCAAACGGCAACGGCCGGAACGGCCAGCCTCAAGTCGTACCGGGTCGCCCGGTCGAATCGCTGCGGGCTGGATCAGCCCCCGCCGGAACGGCGCCAGCAACGCAAGAGCAATGGTTCCGCCAGCTGCTCCAAGGATCATAGCGTCGCAGTAAAGGCTGCGATGGGAAAGGCCATTAGATGGCGATCTACAATGAAGGAGTCGTCCGAACTCAGGGCGCTCCCGACCCTCTCGTGCCGCAGCCCCTAGCGACGGCCATTATCCAGGAGGCACCGAAGCAGTCCGCTGCGCTCAGCCTCATGAACAGGACAACCCTGTCATCGAAGACCCAGCGCATGCCAGTGCTCGACGTGCTGCCCATGGCGTACTGGGTCGGCGGCGACACCGGCATGAAGCAGACGACTCAGCAGGCGTGGAAGAACGTCGTCATGGTCGTCGAGGAACTGGCCTGTATCGTGCCCATCCCGATCGCGTACCTTGACGACGCGGATGTGCCGCTCTGGTCGCAGGTTCAGCCGCGGATCACGGAAGCGGTCGGCGCGCTGATCGACTCGGCGGTGCTGTGGGGCATCAACAAGCCGGCCACCTGGGGTGAGTCGGTGTTCGTCGGCGCCACCAAGTCCGGCAACAGCGTCATTGAGGGCACCGGCCTTGACCTTGGCCAGGACGTGTCGTCGCTGGGCGAGCACATGGCCCAGACCGGCTATACTCTCAGCGGCTTCGCGGCGATGCCGGGGATGAACTGGAAGCTGGTCGGAATCCGGTCGGCGCAGGGTATCCCGATCTATCAGTCGGACATGACCGGCACGCCGGGCGGTACCCTGTACGGGTACAAGATGGCCGAGGTCAACAACGGCTCGTGGCAGATGCCGACGGCGGGCGCCATCATGCTCGGCGGCGACTTCTCCAAGGCGATCATCGGAATGCGCCAGGACATCTCCTTCAAGATGTTCACCGAGGGCGTGATCTCGGACGACACCGGCAAGGTCATCCTCAACCTCATGCAGCAGGACGCCGTGGCGATGCGCATGGTCATGCGTCTCGCGTACGCGACCGTCAACCCGGTCACCGTGATGCAGAAGGGTTCCGCGATCACCGCTCGCTGGCCGTTCGGCGCGGTCCTTGGTGTCGGCACCACGCCGCCTACTACGGGCGCGATCGACGTCAAGACCGGCTACCCGACGACGGGCGGACAGCTCATGGCCGCCGACACCGGCGGTGCCGATGTCGAAGCGCTCTCGGACTGGGAGCAGGGTGCTCTGGAGGCGAAGGGCGAGGCTCTGGGCGATGACACCCGCGAGGGATATCAGGAGAAGCGCGGCGAAGCCGTGGAGCGTAGCACTCCTGGTAACCAGCAGCAGCGTAGCGCCGAGCGTAGCGCCGAGCGTAGCACCGGCCGTCGTGGTACCGGCCACACTCCGCGCTCGACGGACAAGGAGGAATAGTCACCATGACGCAGCTGCCTGGCCTCGTCACGCCGGATGATATCGCGGCGAGGCTAGGCCGCAGCCTGACCCAGATCGAAGCAGGCCGGGTCGACGGCATGATTGCTGACTCCTCGGCAATCGTCCGTAGGTACTGTCGTCGTGACTTCATGTACCATGCGACTGACACGATCACCACGACGGCTGACGGTGGGATTATCAAGTTGACTTCGTGGAAGCCGATCGTCTCGATTGATGAGCTTATCGCGCTCTCGGGTACGACGGGCATTCAGGACATTCCGGTGACCTGGTACCATTTCGATGCCGTCGACAAGATCACCGTGTTCAACCCGTCTCTCTCGGGAATCATCAACCTGCCGGAGATCTGGTATGAAGAGACGTTCTGGTGGGGCGGCAGCTTCAAGATCACCGGGGCGCATGGATTTGTCGACGTGCCCGGTGACGTCGTAGCAATTATCTGTACGGCGATCACGTCCGAGCTAGCCACGCCTACGCAGTCCGCGACCCTGATGAGTGAGTCGGTTGGGGCTTACTCGTTCTCTATGCGTCGAACGTCTGGCGCGGGTCTTAACGCGGCGCTGATCGATGCCGGCATGAAGACGGCGCTTTCGGATTACCGGCAGAGCATGGCTACGATGAAGGTGAGGTTGTGATGTCTATACCTACCACCTTCCAAAGCCCGGTCTTCCCGTACGGTGTGACCGTTACGCTCGTCAAGCGAACCCTCTCTGGGCAGGACGCAAACGGTAATGACGTGTACACAGAGAAGACTCTTCAGGTCCCCAATACGGTGTTCGTGCCGGCCGGCGCTTCAGAGAATCTGGTCTTTGCCGATCAGACGAATACGATAGAGCAATTTTACTTGCCGTGGGGCACCGACGTTAGCGCGTACGATGCTATCATTTTCCTGGGCATCGAGTACGAGATACAGGGAATCCCTAGCCAATGGGTATCTCCGTTCTCTGGGCGTCCCTCGCCTATCCGGGTTACCGCAGTTAAGATCTCTGGAGTGTCGATCTTATGGCCGCGCGGCGTAGGTATGACCCTAGTATGGGCAGGAAAGTAGAGTTCACGCTGAACCATCGCGGCGTCGGGATCATGCTAAACTCGTTCGAGATGATGGAAGCCCTACGGCCGTTCGGCGAAGAGATCATGCTGAAGGCGCGAGTCATGGCTCCAATTTACGAGGGAAGGTACTGGGGTAAGGATACGAGGTACCCTGGACGCTACAAGGCCAGCTTCCATATCCGGTCGCGGCGGTATGGAGGTTCAAAGGGTGATCGGGCGCAGGTACTCGTCTACAACGATTCGCCAGAAGCGTTCTGGGTCGAGTACGGTAACCGTGGCAATGAACCGTATCATATCCTTCATCGTGCGGCGTTTGGTAGATGGGGGCGGTAATGGGCGCGACGATTACACCATTCCCTGATCCGGAGACGATGCTCATGTACGCACTCATCCCACTTAACCCGTCGACTTGGCGGTTTGTCACTATTCTGCCGGCCGGGGATTCCTCAGATATCGTTGTGCGGTTTAGGCGTTCCGGTGGCACCAACCGCAATATTGGAATTGACAGTCCCGTTATTGATGTTGATGTCTTCGGACCTAAGTCTCAGGTTGGGACTGTGTCGGCTGCGGCACGAACCATACAATCTCAGATACTGTCGCTCGCCAGCGCGGTCGTCTCGAATGGAGTTATTCAGCACGCTTTCACCGTAGTAGGTCCCCGACAACTTCCGGAGGTGAACACAAACTACGTCCGTTACAACGCAACGTACCAACTTCAAACTCACGCATAGATTCACCTAGGAGGGTGAAATGTCAGAATCTAGCACCGAGCGCAAGTCGCGCGGTAGCAACCGAGACGCAGCGAATCAGTTCGACCTTCCCGTTCCCCTTAGCGGTCTCCCGACGCCAGCCACCGGCCCATACAAGGACGATACCCTACTCTACGCGGCCGGTGACGTCGTCGCCTGGGTCGGCCCGCCGAACAATGCAACGCCTCCGGTGGCGTTCGAGGATCCAACCACGCTCGGAACGGGTACCTACGTCTGCCTTGGCTGG